CGCAGCTTAAAGCCGAGGAGTTTAAAGCACGTCAAGACATGGAAGGGCAGAAAATACAAGTTAACGCAATGGAGAAAGCGGGTCGTCTGCACATGGACGATAAACGCATCCAAGTTGACGCAATGCACAAGGCAGGAATGCTCCATACTGACAATAAGCGTATTCAAATTGACGCGCTCAACAAGGCTGGGCAATTCCAAGAAAAACGTAAAGATCGTGCGGCGGACTTGTACAAACACAAAAAAGGACTGGACCACTCTGGCTATGAGAGCGACGTCCAGCGTATGCACGAACAAGAGATGCAAGCTAATCAGCCTACCCCACAACCCAAGGAGAAACCAACTAAATGATAGTCAATTTCGCAGGCGCGCTGCGCAAACAATTACGCGACCAAATGAACAATTACGCTGACGACTTAGCAACAGGTCAGTGCACCACTTTTGATCAATATCAAAAACTTTGCGGGGTGATTTCGGGTCTAGCCATCGCAGAGGGTTTATTACTTGACCTGCTAGAAAAGGTAGAAAAACAAGATGAGTGAACTCATACTCCCTGAGCGGTTAAAGCTCAAACCAACGGTCGAGGTAATTGAACAAATTACCAAACCGCCAGAGAAAGACGAGGATAAAGCAACACTGCTTCCTAGCCCATCCGGGTATCGGTTGCTTTGTAGCGTACCCCAAGTTTCTAAAAAAATTGACGGTACTGAGCTAGACCTTGAGCGTCCAGACTTCTACGCCAAACAAGAAGAACATGCAACCACCGTGTTGTTTGTTTTAAAAGTTGGGCCAGATGCGTACGCAGACAAGAACAAGTTTCCTAGTGGACCTTGGTGTAAGGAAGGTGATTTCATTATGGTACGTACCTATGCAGGTACGCGTTTTAAGATTTACGGCAATGAATTCCGGTTCATCAATGATGATCAGGTTGACGGCGTTGTAGATGATCCCCGTGGCATAACCCGCGCATAAAGGAAAAACAATGGCAGAATTTAAAGGCGAGGAATTCAAATTTCCTGACGAAATTGAAGACAAGGGTAAACCCTTAGAGACAAACAATGACGACGATTTTGAAATTGAAGTTGTTGATGACACACCTCCTGCGGATCGTGGGCGCAGGCCACTAGACCGTGAGGTAGAGGACCCCACTGATGAAGAAATTAATCAGTACACCAAGGGTGCCCAAGAAAGAATTAAAGAACTCACCCATGCAAGGCACGACGAAAGACGTGCTAAAGAAGCTATGGCGCGAGAGAAAGCAGAGCTAGAAAGAATAGCTCAGCAAATGCTTGAGGAAAACAAACGCCTCAAACAATACGTCAACACGGGCACAGAGCAGTACACGGCTATGGCTAAAACTGCAGCGGAAGCAGAGCTTGATAAAGCCAGGCGTGACTACAAAGCAGCGCAAGAAGCATTTGACACAGATGCCATTATTGCTGCCCAGGAGGCGTTGACAGTTGCTAAACTTCGTTCAGAAGAAGCAAAAAATTTCAAAACGACCCCTTTACAAGAAGATAGAAATGATGTATATTCAGCTCCACAACAGGTCCAACAACCTTACCGCGATGAAAAGCTCTTGCGCTGGCAAGCCAAAAACCAGTGGTACGGTCAACCAGGATTCGAAGATATAACCAGTTACGCACTAGGACTGCATCAAAAACTAGTGAATTCGGGGGTAGACCCACGTACTGATCAGTACTATGAGGCCATTGATTCCCGCATCAAAAAGACCTTTCCAGATATGTTTGGACAGGCTACGGCAGAAACTACGCCGCCTGCTGATCCTCCAAAAAAGACGCCGTCTGTCACCGCACCTGCAAGTCGTTCTTCTGGAACAAAGAAGATACAACTGACTACGACCCAGCTTGCGCTGGCGAAGAAGTTCAAAATGGACCCCAAAGTGTATGCAGCTGAAGTTTTAAAATTGGAGAAATTAAATGGCTAATAGTAATACCCGTACCCCCCGTGACTTAGAAACACGCACACAAGAGGCTCGATATGTGTACACACCATCGAGTAAGTTGCCCGATCCAACACCCATACCAGGTATGTCTTTCCGCTGGATTGCTACCCATGTAATGAGTATTGCGGACCCCACCAATGTGTCTAGAAAACGCAGAGATGGCTGGGAGCCGGTCAAGGCAGCAGACCATCCAGAACTGATGTTGGAAGGAAACGCCAGCGGCAACGTGGAGATTGGAGGCCTCATGCTTTGCAAGATGCCAACAGAACGCGTTAAAGCCATGGACGAGTACTACCAAAACCAAAACAGAGCTCAGATGGATTCCGTAGACAACAATTTCTTGAAAAACCAAGACCCACGCATGGCGACTTTGTTCTCCGAAAGGCAGTCAACAAGCTCAAGAGGCGGAAGTTTTGGAGCTGGTATTAAATAAACTTAGGAGTTTTTAAATGGCATATCCTATCGTTCCTGCAGCTTACGGTCTAAAGCCTGTAAGCCTGTCTGGTGGTAGAGTGTTTTCTGGTTCTACCAGACTCATCCCTATCGCTTCTGGCTATGGCTACAACATGTTTGACGGCGATGTCGTTACAGCAAGTGGTGGTTCATTAGTCGTCACAACTCTTGGCGCGGCGTCTTCACCTGTTGCTGGTACTATCGGTGTTTTTGTTGGCGCTCAATACGTCAACTCAATGAGCCAGACAGTCCGTGCACAGTTCTATGCAGCTAACACAATCACTAACACAATCTATGGACCTAACAGTCTGCAAGGTTATGTTGTGGATGATCCTTATGCTGTATTCCAAGCAGCTGTGCTCACACAAGGTACATCTTCTGTATCTAACACACCCGGCGCTACTATCGGTTATGTAAACCCATCTTTCATTGGGTCTAACATGTACTTGGTAACTAACGGTTCTAACGGTGGTTCAGCTTCTGGTAATACTACAACTGGCGACTCAGCAATGGGCTTGACCGGTGGTGTTGTTACTTCTGGCACACAAGGTAACACACGTGTTACTTCTTCAGCACCTTTCCGTGTTGTTAACGTTGTTCCAGATACAGCAGTTACTGTTACTGCAGTTGGTTCTACATCTGGTTCCAGCACAACTCTTACTTTGACTGCCGCTAATACAGCGATCAGCCCCGGTATGCAGTTGATTGTTCCAGGTGTTACTGGCGCACTCGCAAGCAACTTCTTAACTGTAACTAACGTAAGCTCAACAACTGTTACTTTGTCTGCAGCAGTTACTATTGCAAGCGGTACAGCACTGTCTTTCGTCGGTTACCCAGAAGTTCAAGTACAGTGGAACTTCGGTTACCACGGTTACTTAAACGCAACAGCAGCTTAATCAAGGAGCACATAAATGGCTATTTCACGCGCACAACTATTGAAGGAATTGCTCCCAGGATTGAACGCACTGTTCGGACTTGAGTACGCAAGATACGGCGAAGAGCACAAAGAAATCTACGAAACAGAGACTTCTGAGCGTTCATTCGAAGAAGAGACAAAACTGTCAGGTTTCTCTGCAGCACCAGTCAAGAACGAGGGCTCAGCTCTTGCTTATGACAATGCTCAGGAAGCTTGGACAGCTCGCTACAACCACGAGACAATCGCTCTTGGCTTCTCAATCACCGAAGAGGCGATTGAAGATAACTTGTATGACTCTTTGTCAGCACGTTATACCAAGGCTCTTGCTCGCGCTATGGCTTACACCAAGCAGGTTAAAGCAGCTTCAGTTTTGAACAACGGTTATAACGCTGCCTACACTGGCGGTGACGGACAAGCTCTGTTCTCTACAGCTCACCCATTAGTCAATGGCGGTACAAACGCCAACACATTCACAACTCCTTCCGATTTGAACGAGACTTCCTTAGAAGCCGCCGTTATCCAGATCGCTGCTTGGACAGACGAGCGTGGACTTTTGATCGCTGCTAAGCCTAAGAAACTTATTGTTCCCCCATCATTAATGTTCGTTGCAACTCGTCTCCTCGAGACAGAATTGCGCGTTGGTACAAACAACAACGACATTAACGCGATCAAGAACAACGGAGCTATTCCTGAAGGCTACACCGTTAACCACTTCTTGACATCAACCAACACATGGTTCCTGACAACTGACGTGCCAAACGGCTTGAAGCACTTCGAGCGTATTCCACTTCAAAATTCCATGGACGGAGATTTTGATACGGGGAACGTGCGTTACAAATCTAGAGAGCGTTACAGCTTTGGCTGGAGTGATCCATTAGGTATCTTTAGCTCATATTAAACTAATATTTAAAACTTTTAGTTTAATTAAAGGCCCCCACAAGGGGCCTTTTTTATTTCCCGTATCAAAGGCACACTCTAACAACTTAGAAAAACATTTGCAAGTCTTCGTCCATTGTAGTACACTTGAGTCTTTCATAAGGAGTCAAGTATGTTTTATGTTTATGTATATCGCGATCCAAGAGCTACCAAACACCAACAACCGGTCTACGTAGGTAAGGGAACAGGCGACAGGGATTTGTCCCATTGGTCTAGGGGATCGCACAATAAACCTTTACAAGATTTTTTATCTCATTTGCGTGGTTTAAATTTAACGCCAATATGTGATCGCGTTTTTGAAACTACGGACGAACAAGCAGCTTTTGCTAAAGAAATTGAGCTTATAAAACTTTACGGACGCAGAGATTTAAAACAAGGTTCACTGTTTAATTTAACGGATGGGGGGGAAGGTCCGACAGGGCATGTTAGAACTGATGAACAAAAAGCCAACGATGGGCGTTTTACCAAAGAACATTGGCAAGACCCCAAGTACCGCGCCAAAGTAGTAGCCGGACAAATCAAAGCGCAAAACACTCCAGAAGCTCTTGAAACCAAGTCAGTTAACTCTAAAAAACTTTGGGCAGCACAAGGTGACACTTTAGCTAAAAGCATCAAGGAAGCGCGTAATACAGAGAAGTCTAAAGCTAAGACAAGCGCTCAAGCAAAAGCGCAATGGGCTGATCCAGAATACGCGGCTAAACAAACTGTCAACAATAAAGAGATTGCTAATCGTGAAGAAGTCAGAGCTGCTAAGAAAGCTGCGGCTAAAGCGCTATGGGCAGACCCTGTGTGGAAAGCTAAAATGATGGAGGCAAGAAAAAAGAAAAAACTTGTTGACTCCCATCAAATTTAGTGTATAGTTAGGTATCTGGGATTTTTCGCCTTGTTGCCAACCCACCCAGGGGTCACGATGCAACGATTAACAAGGTAACTTTTGCATAAGGAAACTTATAATGGCACGTTCCACGTTTAACGGTCCCATACTATCTGGCGACCAAAGATTCACAGCCGCACGCAATGTAGGCTACACAGTTTTAGAGCAAGATTGCTTTATTGACTTATCAAACGCCACACTAGGTACAG